TCGAGAACGCACGCCACTTCATAATGGATAACGCAAAGCAAATCGAGGACGCATTACAGCCGATTTTAGAGGCGGTTGTATCTATCGGTTCATCAGTTGCAAGACTTACGGGGCGAGCGTTTCAGCTGATGGGCGAATTAATCAAACCCGTGATCGATATTATTATGAAAGCAAATAGGGAAACACACGGATGGCTGTTTAAGATTTTAGCCTTAACTGCTGCGTGGAAAATGTTTAACTTATCGTTTCTTATTTCGCCGATAGGTCTAATCATTGCACTAGGTGCGGCGTTATTGTTACTTTATGATGATTGGAAAACGTGGGAAGAGGGTGGAGAGAGTGCTATTGATTGGGGTAGTGACACAGGAACGGCGATTAAAGCAGTTGTTGGGGGTTTGGGTCTTTTGGCGGCATCTATAACAATTACAAAAGGCTTATTTATGGCTTGGGCAATTGCGTCAAAGGTTGCGGCGGCGGCTCAAATGGCGTTCAATGTAGTTATGACAATGAATCCTATAGGATTGGTTATTATTGCTATTTCTGCGCTTATTTTGGCTGGTTATGAACTCGTTAAGCACTGGGATGTGGTCAAAAAATGGTTTCACGAATTTTTCGATTGGTTTGAGAAAAAGTGGGCGATAGTTTCTGGAATTACAGACAAAATATCGGGAATGGTTGGCGACTCGTTTCATAAAATCGAGGGATCTATTACAGGGCATCCCCTCGGCGCAGATGTAGCTAAGAACGTAACGGTACAACAAAATACTACGATGCACATCAACGGCGCGCAAAGTCCGCAAGCAACGGCGCAAGCAGTGGCGGCACAACAAACGCACGTCAACGCACAAATGACGCGAAATATGACAGGTAGGGCGAGATAATGGCAAGCATAATCCCACAAGGCGGAAGACTTTTAGGAAACATTATCCCAGATTTAGTCATAAGTGAAAGCACGATTGACAGCTGGGAGGTTACAGCGCATCCCGTACAGCAAGGCGCATCAATAAGCGATCATAAATATAGAAAGCCTATATCTTTAAAACTTTCTATGATGTTTAAAGCGGGAAGCACGTCAGATTTGAGCACTACTTACAAAAAGCTTTTAGACCTACAAGCAAGCACAGCCCTTTTTGACGTGATGACTCCAAAGCGCATCTATAATAATATGCAGTTGATATCTTTAAGCTCTACCACGGATCAACACACTGAGAACGTGTTATCAATATCTGGGGAATTGAGAGAGGTTATAATAGTTGATGTTGTAGTTACAAATGTACCGCCGAGAGCAAAACACAAGAACGCAAAAAAAACGGGCGGCACTGCAAAGACGGGAGCAAAGGCTACTAAAGACAAAGGAACAATTCAGAAAACTGACAACGGCTCTATTTTGAGCAAGATAAAAGGGCTTTTTTAAAATGACAGTATCTCAAATACCACTAACTAATATCCCGCAAACTTTTTCTATTCCGATAAATGGGATAAATTATAATTTAACCGCAAAATGGAATGAAAAGCAAGGCTGGATACTTGATATAGCAGATGTGGATAATAATCCTTTAATTGGTAATATTCCTTTGACAACCGGAAGAGACCTGCTAGAGCCACACGCAAATCTAGGCTTCGGCGGTAGTTTGTATGTTATCAATACGGGCAGTACGGACGTTCCAAGTTATGACAATCTCGGCACTGACACAAATCTTTATTTTGTAACGAGTATCTAATGCAACAATGGATGAGATATTGTAGCTTAATCGTTTCAGGTCAAGGCGATGCGCTTGATTTGTCAAAACTTCGAATTTCGTTTGAGATAAGAAAGACGGAAAACGAAACACCAAATCAAGCGCAAATAAAGATTTATAATTTAGCACAAGAGACAGAAAATCAAATCATAAATGAATTTACACGCGTGACTTTGCAAGCGGGATATCAAGATCATTATGGCGTAATCTTTGACGGCGAAATTACGCAAAGCAAACGAGGACGTGAAGTCGGAACAGACACATACGTGATGATATCTGCAAGCGATGGTGACCAAGCTTATAACAGTGCGATAGTGAATGTTACTTTATCCGCTGGCAGTTCACAAAGCGATCATATCGCAGTGGCATCAAAAGCGATGGGTGTAGGGGTAGGTCATATCGACACAGCGGGGCAGAAGTTATCACGCGGTAAAGTTATGTACGGACACGCTAAAGATGTTTTAAGGACTTCTGCATATTCCAACGATCAAGATTGGAGCATACAAGACGGACAGCTACAGGTGCTCGGTAAAATTTCACTGTTACCAAATCAAGCCGTTGTACTAAACTCTCAAAGCGGATTAATCGGCGGGGCTGAACAATCAACAAAAGGGATAAACGCAAAAGCTCTACTCAATCCGATGTTAAAAATAGGGGCTCACGTTGTAATTAATGAGGCGGATGTGGCTTTGGCTAAAATACAGTTAAAGAAAGCGGATACAAGTAAAAACCCGCCCGTTGATGGTACAGACACAGATAAACTCGCTTTAGTTGCAAAAGATGGGTCTTATAAAATTATCGGTGCGAGCTTTGTGGGCGACACTTACGGTACGGATTGGTACAGCGAGATAGTTTGCTTAGATGTAGATGCAACGATTAAAAAGGTAGCTAAGGGCAAAAAAAAGAGTAAGAAGAAAAAGGCGATAATATGATACACGCAAAAGAACGACTCAACGATGAACAAGAAACACTGAGAAGTGCTATTGAAGGCGTGCAGGCAAAACTTTGGACGGCGTTGCCTGCTAAGATCTTAACCGTAAATTACGCAAAACAAACGCTAACCGCACAGCCGACAATTATGGGAAAAATAACTGATGATGATGGCTATATATCTGATGTAAATCTGCCCGTTTTAGTTGATGTTCCGTTTCAAAGTTTCGGCGGATCGGGGTTTGTCGTCACTATGCCAAATCTTGAAGGAAGTGAGTGTTTAATTGTTTTCTCTTCTCGCTGTATAGATGGATGGTGGTCGATGGGCGGCGTACAACCGCAGGCGGAACAACGAATGCACGATCTAAGCGATGGAATGGCGATTATAGGCTTTAATAGTCAAGCGAGAGTTATCCAGAACTATTCAACGACAGCCGTGGAAGTTCGCACGTTTGATGGTAGCACTAAAATAAGTTTAGTATCAGGGGCGATTTCGATCACGGCAACCCATACTATTATAAACGGAGATTTGACAGTTACGGGGGACGTTAAAGGACAGGGGACATCCCTTCATACTCACACTCACTCAGGCGTAAGCGCAGGAAGCGGAAGTACAGGAGCACCAAACTAATGACTTATAGACAACTAGATACTAATGGAGATTTTACTTTTGGAAGTGGACTTGCAAATTATTTGAAAGATAGCACGGATGCAGTAGTTCAAGCCGTGCAAACTCGCTTTAAGTTATGGGAGGGCGAGTGGTTTCTTGACATCACAGAGGGCACGCCGTATATGTCGGGGATGCTCGGTAAATATACGCAGGACACTATCGATCAGCTCGTTAAAAAGCGCATTTTAGAGACGCAGGGCGTGGATAGCATTCTGGATTTTCAAGGCATCTACAACGGAAATGATAGAAGCTACGTGATAAGTGCTACAATATCGACAATTTACGGCACTGCCGATATCACGGGGGCATTTTAATGGGAGTTTTAGCAACACTTGACGCATCAGGATGGAACTATTCCGATTATCCAACTACCCTTGCATATGTTCAAAATATATTTACTAATATTTACGGAACGGATATCTATATAGCACCTGACAGTCAAGACGGTCAACTTATCGCCGCTTTCGCTGCTGCTATGTACGATAACAATCAAACTTTTGCGGCGGTCATAAACTCGTTATCCCCGACTTATGCGCAAGGTGTTCAGTTGTCGAATGAAGTCTTAGTCAATGGAATATCTCGACAACCTGCAACGTATTCAACAGCAACTTTAACATTAACGGGAACAGTCGGAACGGTAATTAGTGGGGCATCAGCTAAAGACGCAAACGGCAACACTTGGGATATAGCAAGCGGCGCACTTGATAATACGGGCACGGCGTTACTTCTTGCAACGTGCGCAACGGCTGGGGCGGTCACGGCTTTGGCAAATACAATCAACCAAATCAACACGCCTATTTTCGGATGGTCAACAGTCAACAACGTGAATGCAGCGACAACGGGAACGGATGCAGAAAGCGACTACTCACTAAGACAAAGACAAGCGTTATCCACCGCACTGCCATCAGTAACAGCTATCGGCGGATTATTAGGCGGATTATTATCTGTATTGAGTGTTACGAGGGCGGCGGTTTATGAAAATCCAACCAGTGCCACCGATGCAAACGGGCTCCTAGCTCACTCTATAGCGGCGGTTGTTGAGGGCGGCAACGGTCAAACTATTGCAAATCAAATCGCACTAAGAAAGACAATCGGGTGCTACACATACGGAACGAGTACATACACCACAACTGACTCAATGGGGATCGCATCACAAACTAACTTTTTCGTGCTGGCTTATGACAATTTAAAAATGGCGATTACGATCCACCCATTGACGGGATATATAAGCTCAACTTTGACGGCGATACAAACTGCGCTTTCAGCTTTTATAAGTGGTCTAAATATCGGCGATGATGTTTTATATAGCAAGCTCTACACAGTGGCAAACTTAAACGGCTCGGCACTCGGACAAACTTATAATATAACCTCGTTACAAATTGGTTTATTATCTGGATCACTCGGCGTTGCGGATATCGTAGTTTCTTACAATCAGGCGGCGGCACTTGCTGTTAATAATGTAGTTATAACGGTAGCATTATGAATCAGTATACGGACTACATAACGTCAGAGCATCAAAAGCCAAACTTTATGGCGATTGTAAACGGAATAACACAATCCTTTGATGACATAGAGCAATTATCGCTCGATCTAAATATAAATACCGCAACGGGATATATGCTCGATATTCTCGGCGGGTGGATCGGACAATCAAGAGGGCTACAAGTTCCGATACAATTATCCCCGACTCAATGGGATACTCTTTTGTACAGCGGATGGGATACGGGCGTATGGTATAATGAATACGATGCTTTGACAACTATATCACTCCTAGATGATGTGGATTATAGATTTTTGCTTATACTTAAAATCGCTCAAAATCATTTTGACGGCACGGCTACAACCACGTACAATATTTTAAATTTACTAGGCGTGAACGCGGTCGTTGTTGACAACCAAAATATGAGTTGCGCTATTACTTTTATAGGAAATTTAAGCCTAATTCAGCAAGCTATTATCTCGCAAAAGATAGTAAATTTAGCACCGTTCGGGGTTTTGATACAATATGCACAAGCAAACAATAACGTAGCGATTTGGGATCAACCTATAGCCTCCTTAGCTGGTGGATGGGATGCTGGCGAATGGGCTACATTTTTATAAAAAAGGATAATATTTATGGCACAAAATGATTACCAAACTTTTGGGGATAGTGGAACGGATGGCGTAAATAAGCTATCTCTAACTAACTACACATCGGATAACGACAGAATATACGGCAACGGGTATACTACAAAACTGTTGCGCTCTCAATTAGTAAATAAAGCTTTACAGCAAACTTCTAAAATCACCTCGGCGGTTGCTCAATTTTTAGTAAATAATGGAATTTCTGCACTTGATACTGATAGCTCGGCGGTTATTGCAACGAATCTCGGCAATATAATCGCTATGGGTGCTGGCATTGGTAGCAATCAAACCTGGCAGGATGTAGCTTCTAATAGGGCGCTGGGTACTACTTACACTAATTCAACTGGGAAGCCTATTTTAGTTGTAGTTATGTGCGGTGGTACGCAGTCCGCAGATTTAACATTAGGCATTAACGGCTCTGTTTTTATTCGTCAATGTGTATATAATGGCGCATCACAGGCTGGCACAGTTTATGGGATTATACCAAATGGCAGCACTTACATTGCATCACTAACGTCAGGTAGTGCGATTGGTATTAAATGGAATGAATTAAGATAAGGAAAAATAAATGAAATACTATAAAGATACAAATAGCAACGTGTACGCATATGAGTTAGACGGTTCACAAGATGAATTAATAGGTGATAAAGTTGCTATGACAGCGGATGATATTGAAGCTCACATAAACCCGCCTATTACGTTAGCACAGTCAATCGCACATCTTGAAAGTATAACGGACGCTTACATACAAAGCAAAATAGATACTTACAATTTAGCAAATGGTGTTAAGTTCAAAGATATTGATGCATTTACTAAGTACGCAATAAATACAGCAAGCGAACAAAATGCTATTGCAAATAAATTTATAGCGTATGCAGATAATATTTGGAAAGCTGTCCGTACATATCAAAAAACTGCAACTACTATTCCAACAGATGCAGAATTTAAAGCGGTACTAGATGGAGTTGCGTTCTAATGAAACAGTTTAATGGAGATATAATACTAGAAGAGTTAGATAATGGCTCTTGGAGATTACAAGATGATTTTAGTTATGAAGATGACTATATTCAAGTAACTATTAAATCTAATTTTATAACAGATGGTGCATCAATTCCTAAATTATTTTGGAGTGTTGTTGGTAATCCATTAGAAAACGATTTACTTAAGCCTGCAATTATTCACGATGGTTTATACAATCTTATGCATCAACCAAGATTAGAATGTGATAAGTTATTGAAAGAGATGCTTTTATTTAATGGCACTTCTAAAATGAAAGCGTATTTTATTTATTATGCAGTGAGACTGTTCGGTGGTTCTCATTGGAAAAAAGATACAACAGATATGATGAAATTTGTACAAATAAATAGTAAGGAATAAAAATGGATTGGCAATGGTTAGCAGATGGGTTATTTATTGTGGTAGGGGCGTTGTTGGGAATAATATCCGCAAATATTCGTAAAGATATGGAGAAACAAGATACACTAATTGAGAGTATTACGATAAAAGTACAAGGTATTGAGTTGTTAGTTGCTGGGAACTATGTACAGAAAACAGACTTAGAAAAAATAACTAATGCACTATTTAAAAAGCTTGATATAATCAGCGAAAAATTAGATAGAAAGGCAGATAAATGAAAGAATTAAAAAGAGTTTGGTTTATTCTATCCGTAACTTTGGTTCTGTTCTATATGTTTATGAGCGGATATTATGAGAGCTTTCCTGCTATAATTCAGCTTGTACTTTCTAAGTTCTTATTAGTGACAGCTGGAGTATTAACTGCGCATATTATTAGAAAATCTATCTTACCAGAAGTGAATTGGGATAATGACTATAAGTGGCAACTTACGAGTGCAGTTATAGCATTCTACTTAATCGTTATCTACTGTTTTGCAATGGGTGGATGATGAAAACTATTGTACTTCTTATTATAGCGATGTCGTTTGCTTATGCACAAAGATGTGAGTTATATATTCAAGAAGTACGAAGAGCACACTACTCTCAATTTGGAGTAGATTTTCCATACCAGTATGCTGTTGGTCAACTCCAACAAGAGAGTGGATGTAGAAATATAATATCCAGAGACGGAGTTGGTTCTGAAGGCTTGCCACAAATTACATATAGAGTTTGGCAAAAACCTCTTAGAGCCAAGGGGGTTGCGAGCATAACAGCAATTCCTGATCAGCTCAAAGCTCAAGCAATAATAATGAAGTCAGTATACCAACCTCAGTATGGCTTATGGGTAACGTACCAAATCTACAACGGAGGCGGATTAGTTCTGAAAGAGATTAATCGTGCTAAAATTGCACAATGGGATAAAGCTAAAGAGCAGTGTCGCAGAAGTCAAAGTTGCTTTACTTATAAAGGTGTTACTACATGTAGAAGTAACTGCGATATAAACTATGACTACTCGCAAAGAATTTTCAAATATGGAGAACAATATGCGAAAGTTGAATCTAAGAATTTTAAATATTGGTAAAGGAGAATAAATGTATCTATTATTTCTTAGAAAATATTGGTTAGAAATTGCAATCGTTTTAGTAGCTAGTGTTTTACTTGCATATATAAAACAGTTAAACAATGAAATATCATCTCTTAATAAAGACAAGTCAGTATTACAAAGTAAACTAAGTGAAAGTGACGCTTATTTACACGTTCAAAATGCTACTATACTTGCAAATCAAGCTGACTACAATGCATCTATCGTAAAGCTTCCAACAGTGTTGCATAAGATAGATACAAAATACATTACCAAGACTATAGAAATTCAAAAATGGAGGGATAATAATGAAACATCAAACGATTGTAACGACTCTATTAGCTACATTAATCATTATCAGTTTTAATTTAACTGGGTGCAGTGAGCCACAACCTGAGCCAAAGATTATATATGTACCTCAAAAGTGCGTTATCCCTTTAGTTAATGAGCCAGTGATTGATAACACTAGCTACACAAGAAGTAAAGATATAATTGCAAAAGCTATATTGAACTATGAAGCTATGAAAAAATACGCTGAGAAGTTACTATCATCTCAGGAGGTTTGCAAATGAATTATGATGAAAATAGCGTGCCATTATTAGGTAGAACTAACGATGATTTTACTCTATCTATTGATGTAGGAGAGCCAATTGGTTCACGTATTCCAAAGATGTTTATTGGTTCAATTGATATGTCATCCTATCTTACAATCACGGGTGCGAATACTTTTATGTTAAATATAAATGCATCCAAGATGACGCTACTCGGAGTTGGTACGTTTCAATATGATATTATTTTAGAGATAGATTCAGATAATAACAAATTCTTATTCGGCGGTATATTTACAATAAATAAAGGAGTTACGCCGTGATAACATTAAATACAGAAACAAATACTATTACATTATCTCCAGTTGGTAGTCAGGGAGTAGCTGGACCTGCTGGTGCGACTGGACCAATTGGACCACAAGGACTTACTGGGCCAGTAGGAGCTCAAGGCCCACAAGGACCTATAGGATTAACTGGACCGCAAGGAATAAAAGGTGATACTGGATTAATAGGACCTGTAGGGCCGCAAGGTCCAATAGGTAATACTGGAGCAACTGGAGCACAAGGAATTCAAGGACCTATTGGATTAACTGGCTTAACTGGTGCTACTGGAAGTCAAGGACCACAAGGTATACAAGGACCTGCTGGTGCTACGGGAGCAACTGGTGCTACTGGTCAAGGGTTAGTAGTAGGCGGAACGGCTGGGCAATTACTATCTAAAGTAGATGGTACAGACTATAATACGCAGTGGATAGATGCACCTGCATCAACAAATAATCAACTTAATCAACTTGTAGGAGTGATATAATGGCAACAACACCACAGTACGCAAGCACACCAATAAACGGTGCGGTAAATATAGCAACAGCAAACGCACTACGTGACGGAACTGGAACACTAGGAACGCTTATCACAGCATCAGGTAATGGTATGAGAGTTGATGATATCTATATCACTGCAACTGGAACTACAACAGCAGGAACAGTTAGAATGTTTCTATCAAACGGAACTACAAACTATCTTATTCAAGAACTAATTGTTTCAGCAAATACAGTATCTGCAACAAATCCAGCTTGGTCTCAGCCTATTAACAACAAAGGACTAGTTTTACAAAGTGGATGGTCTTTAAAATTTTCTACGGAGAAAGCAGAGTCATTTAACGTAGTTATCACTAGAGCTGGAAGTTTATAATGAATGCAGGAATTGAGGGAAATAGCTATGGAGCTGTTATAAGCCCTACTAGGATAACTTATAAAGTTGG